AGTTTGGCACGAACAATTACAAAGTGAAGCTATTAGATTTAAAAGAGTTAAACTACCAACTGGTAGAGAGTATTCATTTCCATACGCAGAAAGAACACCTTGGGGTGGATCTACATATGGTACACAAATAAAAAATTATCCTGTGCAGGGTTTTGCTACAGCAGATATTGTACCACTTGCATGTATTAACATTTATAAATTAATGAAAGAAAAAAATGTAAAAAGTTTACTGGTAAATACAGTTCACGATTCTATTGTTGCAGATGTTCATCCAGATGAAAAATATATTATGGGTAAAATATTTGAACAGGGAACAGCAGATGTAATACCTGCTTTAAAAGAGTATTACAAAATAGATTTTAATGTTCCACTTGACACGGAGATTAAAATAGGTTATAACTGGTTAGATATGGAGGAAATAAAAATAGCATGACCAAAGAAATAGAAGCACTAGAAACATTAGATGAATATTCTGATGAGCAGTATGCTGCTTTTTTAGAATACACTTCGTTAAAAGATCAATGTATGATAGAACCAACCACATTATATTTAGATAATGACCATGAGTTTTTTTCAGAGTGGAAATACTTTGCACAGTCTGAAGGTTTAGATGTTAAAGTTATTGATGGAGAGACTAGAATATGTTAGATGATATATTATTTATAATGTCTTGTTTTTATGTATTTTATTTAATAATAAAAATACTTTATAATGTGACAAAATGATCATTGTAATTTTATTAAAAATGTGGTATAAGACAACAACTAAATGGAGGACAAATGTCTGATAATAACTTAGTAAATATAAAAGGAATGTCTGATGAGCAAATTATGCAAGCAATCGGACAAGATGATGGTTCTAATTTAGGTAATAACATACCAAGATTAGCAATCAATCGTACACCAGAAGATGATGATGGTAATCAATTACCAGTTGGTCACTTCTATACTTACGATTCAAAGATAGGTCAAAATGTTTTTGGAAAACCAGTTACATTAAGGCCATTCATAAGTGCTATGCAATACATGCACTATGATGCAGATAAAGGTGAGTATGTAAATCGATCTATTATATTTAAAAGCTGGAAAGAAGAAGCTATTGATATATTAGGTGGAACAAGATGTGGTAAGATACCTTTCAAAGAAAGATCAACTCTTACCCCAGAGGAACTAGAGAGGCAAAGAACTATACGATGTTATAAACTTGTATATGGTTTATTATCTTTTAAAGATGGTAAAACTGCACAAGGTAATACACATAGTGTAGAAAATTTACCTGTTCTATATAGAGTAACTGGAACAGCTTTCTCACCCGTGAGTTCTGCTTTAGATCAGTTAAAAAAGAGAAAGAAACTTATGTTCAATTGTACTTTTTCTATTGAAACTAAAAGGCAGAAAAAAGGTGGCAATGTTTTTTATGTGCCAGAGATAGTAGTAAATGCAGATACTAATTTACAATTATCTGACGTAGATATGGAAACATTAAAAGTGTTTCAAGAATCTATTGACACTGAAAACACAGAAGTTGTAGATGCTTATAACAGTGCGAAGACAAAAAGAGCTAATGGTTCTGATAAAGTAGATGCCCAGATCGTAGAAGATGTAGGTGAGGAACTTCCAGAACAAGTGCTATCTAAATAATGAATAATATATTATTAAAGGTACAACAATACTTAGACTCGGTGTCTAGAAGTCCTGTAAAACTAGATAAAAAGTTAGTGCAGGAATTTGGTGAGGCGTGTAAAAACGCCTTACTAAAACAGTTTGAAGAAGAAAGAAGAGATAAATTTGAATTAAGAATGTCTAATGTTGGTAGGCCATTATGTCAATTACAAATGGAAGCTAAAGGTATTAAGGGTGAAGGTCAGCCATATAATGTAAAAGTTAGAAATACTTTTGGTGATTTAATAGAAGCATTAGCATTATTTATAATGAAATCAGCAGGAGTAGATATAAAAAATGAACAAAAAAAAGTTACATATGAATTTGATAAACACAAAATTGAAGGTAGACAAGATGTTGAAATTGATAACAAAGTTTGGGATATTAAAAGTGCATCACCATATTCATTTGAAAAAAAATTTGGCGAAGCAGGTGGATTTAATGAAGTTGTTCGTGATGATTCCTTTGGATATGCATCACAAGGTTTTTTGTATGGAGAAAGCCAAAATAAAAAATTTGGTGGGTGGATAGTAATTAATAAATCTACTGGTGAATGGACTATATGTGAGACACCTGCATCTGTAGATGAACATAAATTAAATGCTATTAAAACTGCTCAAGATAATGTTAAAGCAATTGATAATAAAATAGAGTTTAAAAGATGCTATGATGATGTTGCGGAAACTTTTAGAACTAAACCTACTGGCAATAGAATTTTGGGTTTTGTATGCTCATACTGCCCATACAAACTTCCTTGTTGGGGAAGAGATAAGTTGCAGTTGTTACCACAACAGCAATCTAAAGGTAAGAACCCTAAATGGGTTTGGTACACTGAAGTCAAAAATCCTAAGAAGGATGAGACTATAGGGTCTGGTGGAGATTAGTTTGAGGGGTCTAATTTTCACCGACTCTTATTATGATGATATATTTTGTAATATATAAACAAAAAAAAGAAAAGGAATATAGAATGTTTACAAATATGATATTTAGTAAAGAAAAAGAAGCACAAGAGTTTGCTAATAAAAGTAAAAAAAGAAATTACGAGTATAAAGTAATAGAATATAATAAAGAAAATTATGATAGGTATTGGTACTAATGAAAAAAAGTAAAGTAAATTATGCAAATTCAGTTAAGGTAATAGTTAGTCCTTGGCAAAAAGGTTTTCACTGTGGTATTATTATGGATAGTAGATCTAAAATGACTACAGAAGAATATGAATTATGTTCTACAATAGCTAGAGGCATGATAAAGATGGCAACTTCTGACCCTCATTCAACGTTTCTATGGGGACTCCGTGGTTATGCAGAAGATAAAAAGAAAAGTGGCAGTGATTTAACTATAAGTTCTGTAGCAGAATTTGATGATGAATCTAATGTTATTGATTTTCTTGAATACTTAAAAATGAAACGAGACAAGGAGTTAAACTAATGGCAACACATTTAGTTATAGGTGACCCTCATTGTACACCTAAAGCAAACAATGAAAGATTTCTGTGGGCAGGTAGATTAGCAGCAGATTTTAAAGTATCACATATTATATGTATGGGTGACTTTTGTAGTATGGATTCTTTATCCTCTTATGATAGAGGTAAAAAATCTTTTGAAGGTAGAAGATATCAAAAAGATATGGACCATTCACATGAAGCATTATCTTTATTTAATAAAGGTTTAGGTAAACATAAAGCTAGAAAAATTATGTTACATGGTAATCATGAAGATAGGATTGATAGGTTTGTTGATGATAATCCTGAGTTAGATGGCACTGTTAAAATAGGTGACTTACAATTTAAACAATATGGTTGGCAGGAGTTTAGGTATAAAGCTATTAAAGTATTAGATGGTGTACATTATTCACACCATTTACCATCTGGTATTATGGGCAGTGCAATATCTGGTGAAAATATTGCAAGAAGTATCTTGACAAAACACAAAGTTTCTGCTACAGTAGGTCATAGTCATTTATTAGATTATGCTGTATCAACTTTACCAAATGGTAAAAAATTACATGCTTTATCTGCTGGATGCTATTTAAACCATACAGAACATTTTGCTAGAGATACACAGCATATGTGGTGGAGTGGTTTAATTATTAAAAAAGAAGTTAAAGATGGTAATTATAATATGGAGTTAATTGATATCAAAACTGTTAGGAGAGAATATGGCAAAAGATAAACGTACATATACAAATAAGATAGATCATGGTCATGATATGTCATATGAGAATGAGAGAAAGCATGATAATGTGTACTCTCCCTCACACTATATGCATGGTAAAAAAGAAACTATAGATGTCATTCGTGATGCTATGGAAGGCGATGAGTATCATGGATACCTTAAAGGTAACGTCTTGAAATATGTTTCAAGGTATAAGTTTAAAGGAGAACCATTAGAAGATTTACAAAAAGCTAATTGGTATTTAAATAGATTAATTAAAGAGGTAAGTAATGGGACAAGTTAAACAAGCACTTATGGAGTTAGACGATTTTGTAGCGGGTTGTTTGCGTGAAGGTAGAACGCTAAATCAAACTATACGAGATGCCAGAGAATCACAGGCAGCAAAAACTAATCCTTATTTTGATAGCGAGGATTTAGTAGAAACTAAATACTACCAATTTAAAGGAGCAGAGTAATGTTTAAAAGAGATATGCTGGATGCTTTGAAAAAAAAGTATGAAGCAGAAGTAGATGTAGCAAAAGCTACGATACAAATATACCTAGATAAACCTGTAGGTATAGGAGAACATCCACAGTTTGCTGAAGAAATAGATAAACAGTTAGAGGCAATAACATGTGCATGTGATAAAATAAAAGCAATAGATAAGTATTATCCTGATGAGGATGATATACCATTTTAATAGGAGGACAGATGGATAACCCAATACAACCAAGACAATATCTTATTGATTCAGAAAAATTAAAAGATATTATGAAATACTTAATGACTAGGCCCTATGCAGAAGTCGTTACTATTATGAATAGTTTAGCTACACTTATGCCTTTTAACCCTAAGGGTGAGGAGAAAGATAATGGAAAAAAATAATTTAGATAAATACACTGGTATATTATTTGAATTAAAAATAGGTTTAAATAAAAATAATGCTATTGTTATTGACTATGGGGGTAAGCCTGTAGGTAAAATAAGAGATGCGTTAAAAGGTTTTCCTTATCAAGCTAATTTATGTGCAGCTATAATTAACCATGCTAATTCTGTAGGTAAAAAATTACAAGATGATATTAAACAAATCATACAAAAAATTTAAAGTTTTGGTTGACCAAAAAAAAAGACACCTAGAGTAAAACTCTAAGTGTCTTATTGTTGCCTGCTTGGGGAGTCTATATGGCTCCCCTTTTTATTTTAGGGTATTCATTTGATCCGTTATTGGTTTTCTTTTAGGGATCAACATATTTTCTGTTTCTACTATTGGTTTAATTCTATCATTATATACGTTTGCTAAAAAGCTAGGGTAATCTGTTCTCTCTGCATAAGGACTCATACCTTGAAACATATTTTCTAATTTATCTGTAGATTTCATAACATCCTCGTACCTATCATCTGTTGAAATTAAAGATAAAAAAGATCTTATACTTGCTTTACTATCAGGAAAACTAGCTATATTTG